AAACTGCATCATATACGAGCTATCGATACTAGCCCCACTAGTTTTTGTAATTTTTCTGATATCACGTATACACCCAACATGGGTAAATTTCATTTCTGTTTTCATTTTTTTATTTTTTTAATAATTGTTCACATAATTCAGCTTCATGCCAAATATTCAATTCAAATTCAGGATTATTCGCTACAATCCAAGCTTCTGTTCTTCTTCCTAAATCACTTCTTTCTACAATACCATAATTAGTACTTCCATGATAATAAGCATCGCTAACAACATCCATTAATACATCAACTGCTGATTTAACATCAAAAGGAGTATACATTCTATCTGCTGGAACTTGCTCTGGAAATCCTCTAAAGTTAGGATATACTACATCAATACCAAATGCCGTACCTTCTACAATTGTAAATGATACCCAATCTTGTAAAGACGAATTAAAGATAATCATATTAGAAGCTAACTCTTCATAATATTCTTCCTTAGTTAATCCTTCTAATAATTTAAATCTAGGTTCACCTGCAGCATAAGATCTAAACGCATCCATTACACCAGGAAGCATACTTCTTAATGTTTTACCAGACGTAGTAACGTGCCATTCAAAATCAGGATTAAGGTTTAAGAATTTTTTAGCTACCTCAAGCATAAAGAATGGATTTTTTTCTTTATCCAATCTTGATGAGAACATAACTACCTTTTTCTTTTGCTCTTTTAATTTCTCTTCCCAATTTGGAACTTTGCTTCTAATTTCATCTGCTGAAACTGGCATTGATACAACATGTATTGGGCAAGTATATCCATCTTGACGAAGTAAGTCTCTGTGTAAGGTGCTACCTACAAACATACCACTTAAACGCTCAGCAAGCCCCAATTCGTAATGTCTCATCCACTTTCTCATCCCAAAGGTAAAATCATATTCGTCTGAAGACTGAGCCCAATTACGAGCATAAAACTTAATATCTTTATAACCGTAAAGATCCAAAGCATAAAAAATACTTTCAATACCTGGAGTCCAGAAATCTTGTAAGAATATAATATCGCCATCCTTAACTGTACCATCATTTAATAATGATAAGAAATTAGCGCATTGACTCATTGCATACTTACCTCTTCCTACAGCATCTAATACTGCTCCAACTTTAATTTCTTGAGCTTCATCAAACTCTCCTGGAATATCAATAAAATTGATTTTATCACTTTGAAGATTGAAAGCTTCTGGCATCCATCTAGTACTTAATTGATAAGTATAACGTGCCTTTAATGGTTCTAATCCAAAATAGAATAGATTTGGTTTATTATTATTTTCTATCATAACATTAATATATGTAATACAACTCTAAATACCAAATTAAAGAACCATTAATAATTCAGATTCTCTTAAAATAATATAATCTTTACCATCGATTCTAATTTCTTGTCCTTGATGATAAGGAGGAAGTACTACTTTATCTCCAACTTTAACTGTCATTGGAATTAATGTTCCGGCTTGAGTAAATAATCCATCGCCTACTGCTACAACGCTAGTATATTTTACTTCTTCTGATGTAGCTGAATCAGGAATAAAGAATCCAGATTCTGTTGTTTTTTCTTCATTTTTAGGAAGAGCTTCTACTAAAACTCTATCTCCTAGTGGTCTACTTTTTATCATATATATTTTAACTTAAATAATTACTTAAATTGATTGCTGCCGTGGCACAACATCCAAATGTTTCACATACATCAGCACCTCTTAACTTATACGGTATGAATCTACCAATACCATCGCTTTTGATATCTTCAACCCACCATGTATCTCCTTCTGCTTCTGCTTTTGCAATTCCGTCATTGTATTCTTTTACCCATTCAGCCCATTGTTCTGTAGTGTAATCTTCTTCTTTTGGTTCATATGATTGATCAAACAATCTATCTCCAATACGAAATATATTAGCTCCTCTATGTGTATATCCGCAATATCCTTCTAGCTCTCCATTTTCATTATATGCTTCTGCTACTCCGTGAGGGAATGGTTCATATACTTTAAGTCTATGTTTGGCATACCATTTTGCTCTTTCAACATCTCCGATATATTTATTATCTTGGCTTAAGAAACTATTTTCTAAAACACCATGATATAATATATCTTCTTCGTGACTAGGTTTTGTTCTTGATGTAAATGAACCATCACTGCCCTTTACTTCCCACCATTCATGGGTTCCAATCTTACCACCCGTTTGTTTTTCTAACACTGCGATTTCTTCGAATGTTAAGTCTTTTTCTGTTTTCATAACTTATATTTTTAAAATTTTCTTTCTTTTTCCATTCGTTTCAAACAATCTAATGGATTTTCATTTGGTAGTAATGTATAACTACATCCTATTGTTCCGCCTTTCCAACTTCCTTTTTCTTTACCAACTTCCTTTGAAAAATAAATATCTATTGTTCTTCTTGTTATAGCAAACAATTTTGTCCATTTTAACCATTTAGGTCTCCACTCTCTTTCTTCAACATAAATGGTAGTAGGAACAATTGTATTGTCATAATAATCTGTATAGTCATATGTCCAAGATTTTTGTTTTTCTTTCCATTCATCATTATAAAAACCTTTATGTTGTTTTGGATATTCATGTTCCCAGGTATCATCTTTTAATAAAATTGATGTTCTTACCCAATCTTTAGTTACAAACGGTATATCCCAAGACCACCATTTATTACCACCTTTAAAATTACCTTTACCACCTCTATAGATCCATACTGTATTATTATGTATCGAAATTCCCCATTTTGGAGCATCACATTCGTCTGTCCATTTATTTCTAAATGGTAGAATCAATGTTAAGTTAAAAAATATTAAATCTAAATTGATTCTTGGCCTATTATCAAAATAACCACATATTTCAAAACTAATGTCAAATGTATTGGTAAAATAAAACACCATCCATTTATTTTCATAAATCCATTTTTCTTTTCTCATAACTTTATTGTTTTATTAACTCTAATACTCTACGTTTTAACTCTTCAAATTCCATTTCGGTATGAGGAGCATTAAAACATTCGAATTTAATTTCTGATGTATGTATATCAAACACTGGTAATACGTGATAGTCCGTGAATTTACTACCAACTCTTTCTGCTTGTTCGATTACTACTTCTCGTTCACCGTACGTAAGTCTTTCTGCCGGGAATCTAATTATAAAAATTGGTTTACTCATAGTTTATACGTTAAGGGTCTTATTCCATGCCGCAATATGTAATCTTGTTAATCCTCTAAATTTATACTTCTTAGCCATTTCCAATACAAATTGGGTACGCTCTTCAAAGTTAGCAGCATCATCTAAACCTGGCATACAAACCACATTCTTTAATGGAATGTTAAATGGTTCTATAAAGTCTCTAAACATCTCTTCGACATCTTCTTCGTTTGAAATAACGAATTTGAATTGATAATTCGGATGCTCCATTATACGCTTGATAGCTTCTGGAACAATACGTTGTTTAGCAGATAATCCTGAGTTAGATAGTTTAGGTGAGCAATTGATTTGGTCTAATATTAGAAATAAGTCATTTTCAATTACAACAGTACCATTAGTTTCAATCTCGTTATATGGAATCTTATATAAAACTGCTGGTGCTGGATTTAAAATTATTTGGCTTTTAAGTAATCTATCTACTGATTTCCAATATATAAAGAAATTAACAATAGCTTCTTGATGTCCTTTAATTGTAGGTTCACCGCCTGTCCAAATGATATGGATTGTTCCATTTTTAATATCTTCGTAGATACCTTGTTCTTTCCATCTATCAATTAAGTATTGAAACTCCTTATCCTCACCTCTCCATAACCATTGAGAAGTTGAATCACAAGTCCAAGTTGCTTTACCTTCATGATGTAAATCACCAATAAAGATTTCTCCATCTTCTAATAATTTATCTTTAGCTAATTGATTAGCAAACTTACGAGACATTCCGCAAGTTAAGTTACATATTCCTAATCTTACGAAATATGATGGTACTCCTGATGAAATACCTTCTCCTTGTACACTATAAAAGTCTGAGGAGATTAATAATTTATTTGAATCTATTTTACTCATAATTTAATTTTAGCAACCCTCTTCTGGTTCATGATTTAATGATTGTAAGGTAACATAGCTTTTTCCATCTTCGTAATAGATTGAGCTATTTTTGTTATTCTCAAAACACTCTACTTTAACAACTTTAACTCTGCCACCTTCTGTTTTAGAAAATACATCATTAAACTTATCAAATACGAGCTTAGCTGCACTCTCTGCTCCAATTCTATCTAAGAATACTGGTTTAGCTAATCCCATTTGACCCATTTGTTCAAATATATCATAATAAGGATCGTCTTTTTCGATTAGCATAGTATGGTCAAACATATCGTTCATCCAATCTTTTAATCCATTACGGCTAAAGATACCATAATCTACAATCCAATTCATTTCATCTAATTGTTCTTCATCTATACCATCTACAGATTCAAACCATACTTTAAATTCTAACGCATATCCATGTAATAATTGGCAATGCGAATGTTGCGCTTTCCATTGACGAATAGCAACGGAATAATTATCAAAGCGTTTTGTTGATTGATATTTTCTCATATTAGTTATTAATGCTATATTTTTTCTTGTTTTTAATAGTGTTGAAGTATATCTCATCCACCCTATATAAATAGTTTGGATCATGAGTTTTACGTCCTAATAAATTTTTTGATTCTAATTCGTTCTTAGTTTCGAACTTAATAATTTCATTTTCAAAAGACCTAACAGCATTGCTAAAATGGTCTACATAACCTCTTTTTTTACCCATAAACTTCATTAATTTGTAATATACTTAAATATAATATATACATTTCATATTTCCAAATTTTATTTAAAATAAGAGTATAAGAGCCCGAAGTTTTACGTCCGAGCTCTTTTTTTTATGATTTTTCTTTAATATAAATACCTCCTTGAGATATAGCAGAAAATTCAAATTCCGTCGCGACCTTCGGACCATCTGGCCTAAATACTATAAATGGTATTTCATTACCAACAATCGAATTAACGGCCTCTTGAATATCTGTTGTAAATTCATTAGGATTTCTTACATATTTTAATCTTCTTAATTCGACAATCAATGTTTCAGAAACTCCACGATCTTTTAAATTTAATGTAATATTCTTTTTAAGATTTGTAGGTACTTCGTCTATCATATATGAAATAGGCTGAGCATTAGGACCTCTAAAAGTTACATATGTATAACCAGTAGAATTTGATTGAGATAATTTATTAAAGTCGTTATATAGTTGTTTAAACTTTTTAACATCATCTTTACTTAATTCTCCAGAAGTTATTGTATCTATACGAGAATAAATGTCTAATATTAATTTTTTTAAATCTTCATTCTGTATAAATCTAATTCCGTTAGATACGACTAAATCATTAATTACATTTAATGTTTTATTAATTTCATTCCAAAATTCAAATTTTGTAACTTTACCTTTAGTACCTAAACGAATTGCTCTAGAATTAGAATAATTTCTATAATCCTTAACTTCATATTTTTTATTACCAACAGCTAAATCAAATGATTGGCCGCCTCCAGATACTTTTGCATTTCTTATTAATGTAGCTAATAACAATTCTGCCTTACCAATACCTTTTGGTTCTAAATCATATAATTTTGAGCCTACACCTGACGAATAATCTGCAGCTGTTATATCTGCTACAGAATCTTTTGAATATAACAACTTTATAAATTCATCTTGCTCTGCAGACTTTAAAGAATTTAAAAAATTAAACATTGCAGATGTAGATGCCCCACCCGGGAGGATACTTATAAAAGTATTAAAATCTTCTTCTTTTCCGGCTTTGATAAGTTTTTGCTGTAAAGAATTCGGAATAATTACTGGGTTATCCTCTTTTTTAGATTTCAAAGCATCATTAATCATACCATGAACATCTTCTTTTGTAAGAGTTATACGTTCTAATATTTTATTTATCATATTATTTTAATTGTACATAAAGGTAAAATTTATCTTTCAAATAAACAACCGAAATGTTTACTTTATATAATATAAATATCTAGAATGTATTATTTACCGGTACTTCCGAATCCACCTTCACCGCGGACTGTTTCTGATAAGTTATCTAACTCTACAAACTCAACTTCTGGGTATGGTAATATGATAATTTGCCCAACGCGTTCTCCTACTTCATAACGCTTCGAAGGTACACCTGCATTCTTATTAAATGTAAACTGTATCTCTCCTCTGTATCCGCTATCAATTACTCCAACGCAATTTGATAATGAGATTTGATAATTACGAACAGAACTTCTTGGAAATAATAATCCAACATAGCCCAATGGAATTTCCATTGCTAGACCTGTTTTGTAAGTTATTTGAAATCCTTCATCGTTAATAACTTCTACTGCAGTTAAATCTAATCCTGCATCTCCCGGCTTTGAATACTTTGGTATTATTGCACCCGGATGTAACTTTTTAATTCCTACTTTCATTTTTATGTATTTTATATAACCCGTATAAATTTATTAGAATAATAACTATACTTAATGTCAAATGACTATAATTACGTATGGGCAAGTCATATAATATCCATCCGATATCGCCGATTACCCATACGTATATAGCATATTTTAATTTTTGGAGGCTATTTAATATAAATCCTATTAGCACTGTTATAGTGCAGATCCATCCAAATATTACCATAACTTATTTTTTATTTTTATTTTACTTCACAGCCAGCTGCACCGCAAGCTATTTCTCCGCTTAAATCTGTGTTATCTGCTAATTCAACTACTTGAGTCAAATCAATATTAACTAAAGATTCCATTAATTGATGATATTTCTCTTCTGTAATATCTTCGAATGGAGCTTGAATATATGTATGTTCTGAATAAGGAAGAACTGATAATCCATTATAGCAATTTTTATTCTCCCACATCCATTCTCCAACGCTTTCCCATTCATCATCTTTAATAGATACTGTTGCAGAAATATTATGAGTGTTTTGTCCTGTTCTGTGTCCTGGTTGAATCCAGTTATTATAGAACCATTTTACACGACTTAATAAATCTAATGCCGATTCTGTTCTTAAGATTGAATTCTCAGGTGCCTTTTGTGGTACTGAAATAACTGCAGTATCATGAGGTCTAAAATATTCATCTTCAATAAGCTCTGGATGATTTATTAATAAGTGAGTATATAACGATTCATTCTTTCCAATACGCATTCTTCTGATATAGTAATCATTGTGCCAAGCGTGAATACCACTTGATGTTCCTAATACTAATGAAGATGTTCCACTTGGTTTAATTGTAGTTGTTCTAGCAGCTTTATTAATACCAATGATGCTTGCTATTCTTTCGTTTTCTTGTTTAACGATTTCCGCAGCTTGACTCATATCGTATTGTTGAGCTTTACCAGAACCTACTCCCGTAATACCAACTCCGATTAAAGCTTCTTTTTCTGTTGTTCTTTGCCAGATAGGTCTTAGATAATGGAAATCTGTATATCCTGCTTGAAGAGTTCCGACAAATGCTGCTGCTTTTACTCTTTCATTTAAATCTTCTTGAGATTCAATATTACTTACATTTACTTCGCAAAGATTACAGAATTGGAAAGGTCTTAATGCAATCTCGCAACAAGGATTTGTTCCCCAATCTTTATCATTGTTTAAATAAATACCAGGTTCTCCGGCTCCAGATGCTTTAATTTTATCCCAGATAGACATAAAGAACTCTTTAGTAACGCGGTTACGTAATAATACTGCTGAGTTATTTGCTCTTCCTCTTTGTGGATTTAATTCCCACCATGGACCTGATTTCGCAGCAATCATTTCATCATCATCAGCGCTAAATAAACTAATTAATGCTGCTCTACGAATTCCACCTGCTAATACTGCATCTGCAATATGACAAACGATATCGTGAGTTTCGATTGGAGTTAATTTATCTCCGTCATTCTTTGTATCTAAGATACCTTGGATCTTAACGATACATTCTTTTAGTGGTTGAGGCCCTGGGGCTTTACCACCTGAAGTTACCAATAATGCTCCTTTTGGTCTGATATCAGAGAAATCGAATACTAATGTAGAACCACCTTCAAAGTAAGATTTCATTAATACTTTAACTGCATCTGCCCATCCTTCAATCGAATCTCCGATTAAGAATCTTCTATGCTTTGCAGGATTTGGTTTGCGGATTTCCGGTAATTTTTCTACGTGATGTTTTTGAACGGAATACCCAACACCTGTACCTCCTAATAATAAAAACATAGTTTCTCCGAATGCTCTATAATCATCAATAGGAAGATATGCGCAGTTATAAATTCTATTAGGAGAAAGTTCAATTGATCTACCACCGAACTGTAAACTTCTCATTGATGGTAATACTTTTCTTTCGTAAACTAGCTTGTATACATTTTCTATTTCTTCTGCTAGTTGCGGATATTTTCTAATATGCATATCCTTGTTTCTTGTCACGATCTCTTCCCAAGATTCGCGTCTGCTTAACTCTTGATTGTACTTTGCGTACTTACTGTAGACAGTAATATCAGAGAGTATTTTGTTTGAAATCTCCATTGTTGTTTGTTAATTAAATTTTATGTGTTGTGAATTGATGTTAAACATAACCGCCCTTATTTGGGTATTAATAAATATCGATTACTCTCTGTTTTATCCCAAAGAATCTCCTAAAAGTTCAGAATATTTTGTGGCTAAAGATTTTCTTGTTACAGTGTCTTCATCCATCTCTGTTTTTGTTTCTCTACCTTTAATTGATGTTTCTTGATACATATCAATTCTACCATTTGACATATTAAGTTTTGTTGGTAATGTTAACCCATCAGGACCGAATCTATTCTTAATAAAATGGACTCTTCCTGTACCTGCTATCTTATCTGTAGTCTTTCTTGCTAAAGAAATAATCACATCTCCAATCATTATTTTACTAAATGATGAAGCTACTTGATCAGATGTAATAATATCAGATTCTACAGAACTTCTATTTGCTTGAGATGCTGTAATTACTGGTAATTGATATTCACCTGCTAATCCTCTTAAATCTTCATATGTTGTTTCTAACTCTTCATGAAGCTTCTCTTTTGCTTTTGCTGAACGTAATAAATCTGCATAATCCACAATTACAACATCTGGCTTAACACCTTGCATTATCATTTTATCCAAATGCGCTTTTAATGTTGTTACAGATGCCGTTTTTGTTGGAAAGAACTTTAAATATAATTGTCCTTTTAATTTAGATAATTCATGCTCAACTTCATCTAAGTTATATTTTAAGTTAGCAGTAGCAATGCCAGTAACTACAGAATCATATCTTTGAGCTACATAGGGCTCTGATAATTCCATTGTATAATGCACAACGGTCTTTCCGAGCTTTAATAAATGAGCTCCTACATTAATCATTGATGTAGATTTACCAGCACCTGGACCTGCTACAAATATAATCAACTCTCCTTTACCAATACCACCATCAACTAATTCATTAAATGCTGGCCAAGGACTTGGAATTGTTATACGAGCAGATTCTTCATAACGTAATTTAACGTCCTTTAAATACTCTAATCCAATATCTTGATTAGCGCCAGCTTTCATTGCACTATCAATCTTCTTTTTAATATTATCATATGCGCCTGTTTTTAAAAGGTCGACAGATTCGATAATAGCTTTCTTAATACATTGATTCTTACAAAAGTTTATACATTCGCCTTTAACGAATTCTAAATCCTCTGCTTCAACATATCTTAAAATATCTTTTAAAGATTCTACAATAGATAATTTTAATGTTTCATTTGTAAGCTCTAATGCTTTTACTTTAAACACTTCTAATGTAGGAACTTGTTTATATTCTGGATAATATTTCATGATTGTATCTACAATCCAAACATTAGCTTCAGAATCAAAATACTCTGGTATTAAGATATCATAAATTTGTTGAAGAAATGTCTTATCTTTAAGAAGCGCAGCTATTATTTTTAACTGAAAGGTTTTTCCGTATTGTGTAAATCTATCTTGACTCATATTCCTAATATATAATTTTTATTTCTAAAGATCAAGAATTATTATTAGTTCCCAATGCAAAGATATTTAATTGATTAAAAATATTTAAAAATGTAATCGGATCATTAATATAAGCATATCCTTTATCCGTTGTTAGTATTTGTAAAAATTCATTTTTATTAATCAAAGAAACGGGCTCGTTAAACTTATCAATTAAGAATAGTTTATGAGTACCTGATATATCAACATCATGTAATTGCATTAGTTTATAATTACGCGTAATAACTTCTTTATGATCTAAAATCTTTTTGTATAACTTATCATCTTTTTTATCTTCGCAATAAGATAAAAATTCATTTAATCCAACCACTCTATTTTCTTGCAGTATTGGTATTTTTTCTGCGGTCTTAGGGCCGATTCCTGGTACACCTGGTATATTATCCGAGCTATCCCCAATAAATACTTTATAGAGGTGATAATTCTCTGCAGGTACTTTAAATCTTTCCTTAACATCCTCTAACTTGTATAATCTTTTTTCTACCGGACGATATACATTAACTTTACTATTAATTAGTTGAAGATAATCTTTATCATCAGATACAAGCATTACATTATCACTTTTAGTGTTAAGAACGTTTGTAGTTAAATAAGCAACCATATCATCTGCTTCAATATGGTCTGCAGTGATTACAGTTACTGGTAAGCAACGTAAGTATTGAATTAGCCTTACGAATTGATGCTTCATAGATGCATCTTCATCTTCGGCATTCTCAAAAATCTCTGCGCGGTTAAACGACTTTGGGGCTAATCTATTACCTTTGTAATCAGAATATACTTCTCTTCTTCTCTTCGAACCTCCCTTTCCATCAAAAGTAATAATAATCCTAGTAGGTTTGAATGTTTTAACATAAGAAGCTAGAGACTTTAAGAATCCTAAAGATCCGCCCAAATGCTCTCCATTATCATTCATTACTGGATTAGCCATGAAACACCTCAAGTAAAAATTAGTCCCATCGACTAACATAACCCTGGAGTTAATATTTAGAGCGACGGGACTATCTTTTTCCTGTTGAATTTCTTTTAATAACTCAACATATCTATTTAACATAACTTATTAGTACATAGGATTTTGAACTTCAGGTGCTTTCTTTTCTTCTTTTTCGATTGAAAGAACACATTCCGTAGTAAGAATCATACTAGCTGCACTTGCTGCATTTTGTAATGCTACTCTACTAACCTTAGTTGGGTCAATAACACCTGCAGTAATTAAATTCTCATAAACTTCTGTTCTAGCATTATAACCAAAGTCATTACTACCTTCACGAACTTTATTTACTACTACAGAACCTTCTCCGCCAGCATTTGATACGATTTGACGAAGAGGCTCTTCGATTGCACGACGCACAATTCCAATACCTGTTGTTTCATCTTCATTATCTCCTTTTAAAGAATCTAATGCTTTTGTAGCTCTGATATAAGCAACTCCACCTCCTGCAACAATACCTTCTTCAACTGCTGCTCTTGTAGCGTGTAAAGCATCATCAACGCGATCTTTCTTTTCTTTCATCTCAACTTCAGTTGCTGCACCAATATATAATACTGCTACACCTCCTGATAATTTAGCTAATCTTTCTTGATACTTTTCTTTATCGTATTCTGATTTGGCTGAGTCGATTTGATTTTTAATTTGAGTTACACGATCAACGATTTTATCTTTATCGCCACCACCATTAATGATAATTGTAGAATCTTTAGAAACTACTATCTTTTCTGCTTTACCTAAATGGCTTATATCCATTTTATCAAGTTTTAAACCTAATTCTTCAGAAATAACAGTACCTCCAGTTAAGATAGCAATATCTTCTAACATTGCTTTACGCTTCTCTCCAAATTCCGGAGCTTTAATTGCAGCAACACTAATAATACCTCTAGCTCTATTAACTACTAATGTACCTAATGCTTCGCCATCAACATCCTCAGCAATAATCAAAATAGATTTTTGTTGCTTAATTACTTGATCTAAAATAGGAAGAATATCTTTAATTACGGAAATTCTCTTATCATAAATTAATACATAAGGAGAATTTAATTCGGCTTCCTGCTTATCTACATTAGTAATAAAGTAAGGAGATAAATATCCACGATTAAGTTGCATACCTTCTACTACTTTTACTTCTGTTTCAATACCTTTAGCTTCTTCAACTGTAATAATACCTTCTGGTCCTACTTGTTTCATTGCATCTGCAATTAACTTACCAATAATAGGATCGTTGTTTGCAGAAATTGCCGCAACTTGTTCTAGTTTAGATTCATCAGATGAAACTGTTTGACTTTGATCTTTAAGTTCTTGAATAACAACCTTAACGGCTTTATCAATACCTCTTTTCAAGTCCATAGGATTTGCGCCAGATGCTACGTTCTTAAGACCTGCTGTTACGATTGCTTGAGCTAATACGGTAGCAGTAGTAGTACCATCTCCTGCTAAATCCGCAGTTTTGCTAGCTACTTCTTTTACCATTTGAGCTCCTATATTTTCAATAGGGTCATTTAGCTCGATTTCTTTTGCAACAGAAACACCATCTTTTGTAATTACTGGTGAACCATATTGCTTTTCAATTACTACGTTACGTCCTTTCGGACCTAATGTTACTTTTACTGCATTTGCTAATGCATCTACTCCGCGCTTTAATCCGTTACGCGCTTCTAAATCAAAATATATTTTTTTTGCCATAATATAACTTATTGTTTTTTATTTTTTAAAAATCATCTCCACCCTCAGGCGATGAAACTAATTCAATACCCTCATCTGGATTTGCTGGGTCATATTTCATAATATATTCCTCACAAAGCTTTTCGTATACTTGTTTCTTTAATCTTGGGTCTTCAGCTAACTTAGTTAATATATTAGCAGATGTAAATACTACTTCTTCTCCCGTTTCTGTATCTACATAATCATAATAAGCACCACGCTTCTTAACTAATTTATATTTAACTAATTCATCAATCCAACTTGGAGCCGAATCAATTCCAGAATCAAAATAAATATCATATTCAACTTCTCTTGATGGCGGTCCTAAACGATTCTTTTTAATCTTTAACTTTGTTTTAGCGCCAATTACTGTACCATCAGATTTTTTAATCATACCTAAATTGTATAATGATAATCTTACTGATGCATGGAATCCAACTGCTTTACCACCTGATGTTTGAGTCTTTTCTCCAAAGCCCATAACACCTACTTTATCACGTAACTGATTTGTTAAGATTAAGCATACTTTTTGACGACCGATCATATTAGTAATCTTACGCATTGCTTTAGATAATACAATAGCCTTTGTAGTTGCAAATCCGTCTTTTTCGTAATCTGCTTCTTGCTCTACTTTTGTAGTAGCACCCATAATAGAATCGATTGCAATACATACTAAACGATTTTTATCTGCTCCACGAACTTTCTCAATAATCGTTTCTACAATTGCAAATGCATCTTCTATAGTTTCTACTGGAGCATAAATCATTTTACTTAAATCCATACCCAACATCTCAAAAAATTCATTTGCTACGGCATTCTCTGTATCAATATAAATAGCTAAACCGCCTTTACGTTGACATTGAGCTAATATATTTGCTGTTAGTAAAGATTTACCAGCAGCGCTTTCGCCCATAATTTCTATAATTCGACCTACTGGCAATCCGCCGTATGGTCTGTTTGATATTGCTAAATCTACAATATCATTTCCTGTAGTAATCCAATCCGTTACATTACTTGGAGAATCTGCGTCTTTATCTAAAAAATACGCTACTTTCATGTTAGTTTCTTTAAACTTTGCATTAAGCGTATCTGCTAATAAAGAAGCTAAGTCTTCATGCACTGCTCCGGAAGATAACCCATCTTCTGATTTCTTTTTTGCCATAGTTGTTGTATTATAGTAAAATAAGAGGAGTAGAATTACTCCCCTTACTTACATTTTTTTATTTTTTAATTAAACAAGCTGTCAAATGCGCTTGAAATATCCTCTACTGATTTAGTCTCAGCAGGTTTTGTAGCAGTAGATACCTTAGCAGTATTTGCTGGAGCTTCTTCTTGAACTCCTTCGGTATCACGATTCAACCAATTAGTTAAAACAACTTTTAAATCTTCATAAGATGGTTCTTTAAAGATTTCAGTTAAGTTCTTCTGACCTGTTGCAATCTTAGTAATAATTTCCTTATCTGTATGGATTGGAGTTTGATTAGGTTTAATACGAATTGAAGTTTCTGGAAAATCTTTTCCCGTTTGTTCTTTAGTCTTAAACTCTACTGTAATATCTCTTCCTGATTGTGGATCTGTAATATCGCCGTAATCAGGATCTGCAATAAATCCTAAAATTTCTTGATATACTGTTTTACCAAAACCCCAGAATTTAACACCTTCATGTTCTTTACCACGAATAATAATTGGTGCATAAACACGCATCTTAGGTTCGATCTTCTTACCTAATTTCCAATCTTCTTTTCTTCCTGTTGACTGAAGTTTTTCTGAGAATTCAACTACTGGATCTGGTTTACCAAATGTAGCTGGAGACAAATACTGTTTATTTCCGAATTCGTAATGGAAATAAAGTTCGTTAAATGGATTGTCTTTGTTGAATTGATACGGTACAATTCTAATTACTTGTGTACCTGGTTCTGGTTTCCAAAGTGTGTCTTGTCTTTCACCTTTTCCCGTGTTCTTTTGCAAGTCGCCGAGCTTGGCGCGGATTGCGTCTAAATTAATAGCCATGTTTGTTTTTTGTTTTTAAATTGTTTAACTTACTAAATATCTACCTGATATCTAAATTTCTTATCTAATATAATATCTTATTTTCTTTTTTCCTAATTATTTTATATGAATTACTTTATAAATCTTTAACTCGTGTAATACTAATTGTCTTTCTGTTACTAAAATCGCTTTGTTTGAATATTCTTCCCAATTTATCTTATAATTTTTATCTAATATATTATTGTTTAGAGACTTTATCAAGAAATTTAATCCATTAATGGTATAAAGTGTGTTAGTCTCTTTTCTTCTGTGTATTGAAATCGTATTATCTAATAAATCATTAAGGTTACCTGAATCTATATTATATGTGCAAGCCAATTCTGGATTCTCGCTCATTTGAAGAACAAAAATCTTACCGTTAAGTATATTATAATTACTTACGATATTATTAATTGTTGGCTGAAGATTATCTTCTGGAGTAAAGGTACAAAGTAAACGTATCAACGATTTTAGATTATTTAATATAAATATCTACATCGTTACATTTTTTAACAATTGATAATCGTATCCTGCTTGAACTTTTACTGGATATTTTCCATTACATTCTAAAATGTCGACAATTATCAAAATGCCACCTCTTTGCATTACCTATACTAGACATATTACCGCAATGAGGGCATGTTAATTTATTTAACTCACGTTCTTTAGCTTTATTTGATAATATTTGTTTTTGTTCTTCGGACATTACACGTCCTTTTAAAGCTTTTGATATTTTAGCACATCTTTCAGGGTTTTTTAATATAAGATTCCTGCGTTCTAATTCTTCAGCTGTATATTTTTTACCTTTAAATCTTTTAGATACTGATTCTTTAAATTCCTGAGAATGTATCTTTATACCTTTCTTTTTAGCTTTCCATTCTTCTGTTTTAGGTCGTTTCATTTTGTCTATAAAACTTTGCGAATAATCATGTACATGATCTCCTCCGGCTCGCAAATTATATCCAATATTTAAATCCATCGAATTAAATAATTCTATATAATACTTCTCGCGAGCCCCTAAATCTTCTATTAAACATTCTTCTAATACTTCTTTGATAAACTTATCACGGCCGTATTTTTTTATTGCTTTTTTAATTAATAATCCAGAACCTAAATATGTCGGTCGATTATTTGAATCTTGCCCTATATAAATTTTTCCAGTAATTATATTAGTTGTTTTGTATATAATTCCGTACTTTTTCATAGTATTTCTCCATTTGTCGTTTGTTAAGAGAATCCTTGTTACGATAGTAATATTCACGAACCCATTTTCGTTGAGCTTCTTTCTTTTCTTCGTCCGTATTGTATTTTTTTAATCGTCCCATTCTCTTTATTATAATTATCGACTATGAGAAAAAAACTATGAAGAAATTATAGTTTTATTGTTTTTAAATTATGGTAGTCATATCCCGCCGAACATTTAACGGGATATTTACCATTACATTCTAATATACTCTTTACTTCTTGTATATATTTTCCGCCATCTTCTTTATGGAAATCAATTAATACTGAGTCATATAAATACAATATTATCTTACTCTTATATCCTTTATTAAAGCTCGTTAAAGTATCTAATATCGCCATAGTTTCTTCCATCTCTAATGATTGAATAAGATAGTTAAGAAGCTTCTGCGAATTCATTTCGCTAAAGAAAGTATTTTTTAATGTACGTTTAAATATTGGTGTTTCTAAATACTTTTGATCTTTATATAATTTCCAATTAGTTTTTGTAAAATCATCTACTAATTTAAAAAATGGAATTTCCAAAAACTCTTTTTCAATACCACCATATAATAATTTAAATGTAATAGATTTACTTTGCTCGTATTCTTCCGGAGATAATTCTTCTTTTCCAAAATATTGACGACCTAAATATTCGTGCATATTTATTTTACCTGGAAATTGATATCCTAATAATTCTCCTAATAAACGTATATGATAAGCATCATAATCAAACTGAAGTAAAAATCCATCTTTACCAAAACGAGACTTAAATGCTTTTCTTACCCCCGTTTCTTTATTTAATGCTGCATAATTTACAGAATCAAATCTATTTGAAGGTCTTCCTGTTGTTGTATAAGGATTATATTCTGTATATACAAAGTTATCTGTAATTGTTACGTGCGGAAATGATTCCTTTAATATATTATCATCTACATACATTCCGTTAAATTCAATATGATGCAGAGTTTTAATTACGTTATTGTATTTTAAGAATGTTTCGTTTATTGTAAATGTTTTGAATTGATCTTTATATTCTCTAATCAAATCGCCAAACTTTTCATGATGTTTAACAATAGGAATAAGATGATTAAGATTTTTTAAGTTGGAGTATTTTTGATTAAAATAATCATGAACGGAAGTATCAAACTCCTCAACATCTATAGATTTGTTTGTTAAGAAATATATGACCATATTTGCATCATATATATTAATACAATCTACTTTACTTAATAAATATTTAAGATTTAAAACAAAGCATTCTTTACTAGAACACAATAAATCTTTTAATAATGATTCATTAATAGAAAGTGCCTCGGAATGATTAAAGCTTACAATACATTCTTTATTTAAAGTAAGGTCATATAAATAAAGTAATGAAAGCTCATTAACAGTATAATGTAAAAATGGGTCTTTTAATATCGGAGCAACAAAGATACGATTGTCCTTTACCTCTTTAATAAGGTCGAGTATTTCAGATTCAGTTTCTACAATTGGTATCATACCAGAAATATAAGTTATTTCTTGTATAACTCCAAATAATTTCTTAAGTATTTTTGTAAGCCCGGAAGTTCTTCGTTATATTTTTGTACGACTTTAAAGTTAGTTTGTTCAACATCAGATTCGTTACCCGTTAATTTCCAAGGTAAAGATGTTTTTAAATATAAGAATGGGTCAATTTGACTTCCAATTAAATTCCATTGCTTTATATCAATCTCAATAATTCTAGCATCTACATTATTTGCTCTTCTTATAAAATAACGAGTTACATATCCTTGATCGTAATCTCCTTTTGATGGCCTTGGATAGTATTGTTGCGGAGTAATAAAATTTTTAACGTTAGTTTCTACTAAAGAATCATACTTAAAAGAAGATTGTGGGAAATAAGGTATTAAGTATTCTGATGTAGATTCGTTATAATTAAATCCAGTCATTACCATTCCATCTACATATCTATGATAATATCCTTTAAATTCAGTACCATCTCTTAACATCCATTCTTTACCAGATGTTTTAAGGCCAGTAGTTATCTGGTCAGCAGGATAATATATTTTAGGTCTTTTTGCCATTATTTTTCTTTTACCCTATATATTGCTTCTAATTCTGTAGTCCAATCATTATTTTGTATCATATGACGTATTTTAGTTACTGTCCAATAAATTCTAGGATCTGTATATTGTTTTGGTAACCAATTTGTTTTAATAGCATTTCCATATAAAAATCCGTTAATACCATCTAACGTTAGTTTAAGATAAATAGGAAATACTGCAGTTTTTAAATCTAAAATATTATTTATAGAACCGATATCTCCATTAGAATTTAAAGTTAAAGATTGTTGAATAGATGCTAATTTTCTATATGTATCCCTTACAGATGTTACCCATTGTTGTTTTGTTGTAGCATTTTGCTGCGCATTACCAGAAATATTATTAAGGTAATTTTTATTTAATTCTGCCAGTTTATCGATTAAATCTTTTACGATTTGTTTTGATGATGCAGCTTCAACACCCTCACCCGCAGGATCTTCTCCATAACTTAAACCGGCTCTAGTAAATGTAGCTACTTCTGTTACAACAGCATCTGGTACTTTTGATTCTATACTCATCGCTCGTACAACAGATCCTTTTGTCATCATGGGAATTGTAAATACTTTAATATCGTCTAAAGCCCCATCTGGATTACCTGTTTTATTTAATATTAAAATTGATGTAATATTTCCGTTAAGATTTCTTTCAGGCATCATTACTAAATCTATAATACCACCCGTTTCTGTTTCTAATTGCTTAAATAATGATTTTAAAAATGATAGGATCTTTTTATCTTGAAGATTTTTATCACCGCTTATAATTTTATTAAATTCATCTATAATAAATTGAACATTAACTAATACTAAATGTTGCAATGGTATATTATTATTTTTATTTGCAATTAATTCTCCAGAAAATGTCTCTGTAGTATTTCTTAAAGATAATGTAGATTGAAATGTAGATCCGGGCTCGCCATTTCTTTGAGTTGTAAATGCAAATTTTGTACCATCAGCCGGGCCTGTTTGTAAAAATAGTTCATTTAAGCCTGTACCTACACATACATTAATATTATCACTAGTAAATGAATAATTTGGTAATCCTCTTTTAGATATTTTATTAATTTTTTGATTTATTAGATCAATTAAATTATTTAAAGTAATATATGCTTGAGGTGTAGTTGTAGACGATGCTTCCGTAGTCGATGTTCTGCTTCCACCGAATCGATCGATTGTGGTAGAAGTCGACCCAGGTACGAATTCGCTAGGTAAATTATAAATATAAAATATTGGTCCTTTTTTCTTAGTTAAATTACTTACAAATTCAGCTGTTGATGTTAATGGATTAAGCATAAACTGAGTCACTTGAGATGCCCAGGCTTTTTTGCAATAACCGGTTACTATATCTCCTTGTGTATATAATTGTTCTGTATTATCTTGAACTGTACGGAATATTTCTAATAATCCGTATGTAGCAAAATTTGAAGGGTCGGGATTAGCGTTTTCTGCATCCTTTGCATCCGCACTAAATCCATATGTCATCATCGAAGGACCATAGGCATGTAATGTACAATCCCATGTGCCGTCTTCTTTAGCAGAAAATGAAAAATTAAATACAGTACCGTATATATCTCCTTTGTTTACATATACCGGGTTTGATCCGTCTTTATCTCCTTTGTTTCCTTCAAATTCATTTACAGTCCACCCATATTCCAATCCAATATCAACACCAGGACGTAAAAAACTATTCATATAGTTATCTAACTCATCTTTATCAAATACAGTAAAATTAACTGTAATTCTTAATATTGAAGCATATGTACCTTCAGATGTTATTTCAGCTGAGTTAAGTATTGCGCCCTTTAAAGTTCCATTAGACTTTGTATAATTAGGACCATATAATTCTAATATAGGAGCAGTTGGTGTTTGTATTCTTTTAACGGGCGCATTTTCATTTATTGTGATAGATGTAGATCCAGGAGTTGATGTAGTTACTGTTTTAGCACTAGATCCAGGTGCACCAGAAAAAGTATTAAATGGCATCGTAGTCGCACTAGATGGCGGTGTATATGTTACTTTAAGAGCTTTTAAAATAATATATGCAGTTTTTTGATAATTCCATTCTAATGCTGCATTATTAACAGTACCATTCGGCCAATACGCATCTTGCCTTCTTTTAATTTCTCTTCTAACGTCGTCTAATGTATTATTATAAAATTGGTAATTTAAAGGCATATAACTTATCGTTTAGAATTAAAATCATTAATTTGAATAATGTAATCTCTAAATTTACTAGGATCTGGTATGCGTAATTGTTTCCCTGCTTCAATATTTAAAGTGCCTAATCCAATATTATTAGCAGTAGCTATTATCGGCCATGCCGTTGAATCATTATAAAATTGATTTGCTAATAAATCTAATCTATCCGAATCATCAGTAATAACATAAATATCATTATCTGATTTGTCAAAAAATGGGACGAACGTAGTTTTATATTTACGTCGCCCATTAGAATCTTTTATAATTGGAAGGTCTTGATATCTATTCATATATTAATAAATATCAGATATTAGTATTAGTAATGTTATTTAAATATTGCTTGTCTGTCTTTACGAAAATCAGTTGCAGGAATCTTTCTTTCTTTATCTGCAGGTCTTCCTCCTAGAGGATATAAATTTCCTTGGCTATAATGATTATCTTCTGTTATTCCGGTAGGTGTCGCAGACGAATCAGGTTTAATAGTTTCGGGTCTTACTTCGCCAAATATTTGCATTGAGACTTGAACAGATACTATCATAGGCAATTCTCCGACATTATTAACTGTTGCCCCGGCACCGTATATATCAGAATTACTTAAATTAATTTCCCATGGAGTTTCATTATCAACTGTATAAGTTAAAGATTTAATAAATGCAGGAGTATTAATAAACCAGTTACCTAAAGTAAATTTAATTAATGGTCCTTTCATTTTAGCATTAGCTTGATATTGCGGTACTGTAGTTTTAGCTAATCTTTCCAATTGGTCCCACATAAGCATTAAATCGCCTCTAGATAATGCAGCTGCTTTAAATGATATACTTACGCCCCTTTCAAATCCTTGATAAATATAAGGGCTATCAGCGCGGCCTAATATTTTTACTTCTTGCCATTGTGGATTAAAATCTTCAGATACATTTTCAATATATGCCCTAAATCTAAAACGTTCATTAGTATTTAAATCATGAAACATAAATTTTACGAAATCAGCTACTTGTTCGACATCTGTTTGATTTACTTTCCAGATAGGATCGATCATACCAAAGTCTTTCTTATATACTTTCATGAAATCTCCCTTTAAAGGATTTCTTAAATCTTTACCCCTTCTACCGTAGTCAGGTACCTGTAATCTAGTTCGTATATGTTGAGATGTTTTTGTATAGTCTTGAATGACGACACCTGCTCCAAAGTCTCCTTTTGTAGATATCCATTTAGAATTTGCAATATCAGTATTTAATGGTTGCCCAGAATCATTTAAAAGGAAATTTTTAATATTTGCAGTTGATAGAAATGGGCCAGATGCTTTTGTTTTGATGTCGTTATAATCAAATGTATAATACTGCTGAGACGTGCCACCATCTATTGATTTATTAGATGCATATCCTGGTTTAAATGTACTATTATCATTTAATATTTCATAAGTAGAATTAAATCTTGTTAAATATGCTTCATTCGAATCCGGATTAATATATTTAATTACATCATCATTACCTAAAATTCCTCTAGTTCGTGTATTAGTAATTTCAATACCTCCACGGCCTACTGTTTTCCAGCTATTACTAACTGTATATCTTTTTATAGAAGTAACTCCTACGCCATATACTGATTGAGGCCCTCCTAATCCAGTTAATGTTGTAATAGGCAATCCCGGTGAATTAGAAATTAATGAAGGATAATTAAACACTTCATTAAATACTTTTTCTAATCTATTTTTATATAAAGGAGATGCTAATGCTGATGAATATGTACTTCTAGGAGCAATTGGCAATCCATCTTTTCTAAATCTAAGCCCTAAATGCTGTGTAGCTGTGTTAACTAATGAACTTGCTAATGTTAATGCTCCATTTCCAGCACGCTTTCCTACAAATGGGTCTGCTTCTGTGATAGGTGCAGACGCTTGAAGTCCTGCTTGGCGCGTTATAAATAATAATCCTTTTACAGATGCATACCACTTTCCAATACGAAGAACATCTACAATAGCTCTTTGAGTTGATGTTACAACACCACCTCTAATAAATCCATCATCAAATTTCCACGTATCAAATACGTTTAATTTCGCTCCTTTACGTTGTATACCGCTTAAAATTAACGGCTGATTAAATAATGCTAATCCAGTATTAAATGAATTATCTCTTAAATTAAATGCAGTATATTCAATATCTCTTGCACTAGGAGAATTAGTTCTATAAAAATACTTTTCTAATGTATCTCCAGTTATACCTGTATTAGATGTATATGGGTTATTACTATTATATACTGTTCTGTTATATGTAGTATTACCCAAACGATTAGAGAATGTCACTCTTAAAGGCCATTGTTGAGCGCCTGCTATTTTTGTGATATCATTTAATCTTCCAAACTTTACTGTTGATGGATAAGTATATGTATTGCCACTAATACCTAAAAATGCTGTCTCTCCTTCTTTTTGATTTAAAATAAACCCTTTAGCGCCAGATTTTAAATCATCAAAAGCATTTGTTGCAGGCATTCTTTTGTTAGCATATATTTCTATAGTATAAGGAAACCTAAGTAATCTTATAATTTCTGTTCTAGTATCATATATACTATTTTTATTATCAACTAAAAATTGCTTATATAAACTTAGTTTACTTAATATCGGAGGTACTTGGTCTTTGTATAAACTTAATTTGTCTATAACAGGAGGCAATTGATCTTTGTATAAACTTATTTTATCTATAATAGGAGGTATTTGATCTTTATAAAGACTAAGTTTAAGAATATCAATTGGTAATTGGTCTTTATATAAACTTATTTTATCTTTTAAAATAGTTTTAAGCATTTCTATTGTAGATACGTGTTGAATACCTCTCGGAGTTATTTTTACAAACTCAGATACTTTAGATAATTCCTCCGGTCTTTGTTCTTTATACTGAGAAATTTTTGGTAATATTGTATCACCAAATAACGTAGATATTGCTGGTATTCCTCTATTTCTTTTTGAGTTAATAGAGAATAGTTTATAATCTACTTTTTTAGCCCCTGGCACTTGAATAGACGTAGAATTATCTATTTTATTTATCTTTATATCAGATTGTGTTGTAAGATCAGTAGACGTGCTATAAACAGCTTTTACTGGAGATTCAGAAAGTTTCTTTTTTTCTCCAGCTTCTACTGTTGTTGGCTTGCGCCACTGAGATAAATTTGATTTTAAGTCTAATATTGCCATTATGCTTCTGCTTGATAATTTCTATTTAATGTAGTTTTATTGCCCATTTCATTAATTGTAGTATCACCTAATTTTATAATTGCTGGTTGATCTACTTTTGCTATTAACTGACGTAATAAATCGTTTGTTTCTTTGTTATCTCCGCCAACTGTATTTAATTGAGAATTTGGAGTAACACTATTACCTCTCCTCAAACGTACAATCTCCGGACCGTTTTCTCCTACAACTACAGGGCCATTTCCGCCTACTACATCACCGCCTGTAGCCATACCTTGAAGAAATGCCATTCCAGCAGCACCAGCGGCTAAAGCGGCCGCGCCAGCAATACCTAAAGTCAATGCACTAGCAGTCATCATAGATGCTACGGCAATTGTCATCATTGCTAATCCTATACCAGTTACGACAGGTGCCATTAGTTGAAATATTTTACTCATTTGTTCGACAGCAGCAGTCATTTTTTCTTGAGTTGTTAATGCCTGATTATCGCGTTCGTATTGCTGCGCAGCTAAATTTCCAGCAGCTGCCATTTGAGTAATTCTTTCTTGATTACTTTTTAAAGAACGTTCTAAACCTTCGGAAGTTTGATTTTCCGCAGCAGCCATATCAATACCTAATTGTGTAGCTAATTCTTGTTGAGATACGAACTTTGCCATTTGATCTGTAGACATTCCTAAAGCAGCGGCTGTTGCTTGCTTCTCAACACGATTCATTTTTGAATATGATGCATAGTCAATTTCTTGCTTAACTAACTCATCCATTAGTCCATTCATATCATCTGTCAAAGCAAAAAATCTAGCTCTATCTAAGTTAATATTTCTTCCAGTTACTAATTGAGCTGTTACTTGATTCTCAATTGATGATTCTATATTTAATAATTGATCTGCAATTCCATTTAAATCTTCTAAAGTTGTGCCTAACATTTTAGCTTTCATAACAGCATTTGTTAGCTCTTGACCGCTTCCTCTAAACTGAATACGAATTGAATCTGATAATCTAGAAACAGCTCGTAAAACTCCAGATAATGATTGAGTAGATTTAGTCGTTTTATTAAATCCAGCAGCAGTAGATAATACAGCAATTTTCATTTCTTCTGTAGTTTGTCCTGATATCATCGCACTTCGTTGAAAGTCAGACGCTTCTTCTGCTTGAAGACCAAAAGCTTTAGTTAGATTGACTTGTTGATCTACTAATGTAGCATTTAATGCTCCATATGTTCCAAAATTATCTACTAATTCGGCAGATGCTTTTCTAGCTTCTTCTAAACTAGTAACCATTGACTTAGAACTATTTAATAAACCGCGTTGCATCGAATCAACTGCTTTGGATTGTTCATTTGTTAATCCTATAGCTCGTTGTTGATCTTTTAATGCTTGTTCTCGACCTAAACCCATTTTTATCCCTGCTGCAGTAACAGCCATTCCAGCACCTAACAATCCCATTCTGCCTTGAGATTTCTCGATTGCATTTGGGTCAAATAATTTTGATGCAATCATATCCGCTAATGCTTTACCTTTACCGGATTTTAAAAATGCACCAAATCCTTTTGATAATGCACCGCCAACTAACGGAATATTAGATAATGTACTAGATACATCACCTAAAAAGTTTTTTGCTGCAGACTCTGCTTCATCTAATAACTTTACATGCTCTTGAAGCTCTTTATTTAGGTCTTTATATTCTTTTTGAAGCTCATCAATATTTATTGCTTGATCTTGTATAGCTTGGGCAATTTTTTCTTCTAAATCTCTAGCTTTAGTAGATAAATCATTAGTCTTTGAATGTATACCTTTTTTCTTATTTAAAAGTTGTATTTGGTCTTGTAATGAATCTACAAGAGATTTTGCTGAAGCTGTAGATTTATCTTCGTATGATGCAATACGTGCACGTACAGAAGCTTCATCTTTTATAAGTTTATTTAATTCTCTTTGTAATCTAGCTTTATTTTGACCGACAGCAGTACTTAACTCAAGCTCTTTCTGTGCTTGTTCATTAATTATTCGCTCACGTTCTTCTTTTGCCGCTTCTAAAGCTATTTTTCTACTATTCGGTGTATTAGCCATAGTTTAATTATTTAAAGTTCTTTTTACCAGGCTTAGCAGTA